GAGCTCTTCTAATGCTAATGCCATAGGTATTAGTCCACTATCAATATATTGTGAATAAATAAGTATAACACCTTCACTTTTAGAAATATTATCTATAATAGTCTTAATTTTTGCACTATATTTACCAATTTGATCGCTCGAAAATATTCTACCATAATTATCCAGTGTCGTTCTTTTATACTCATAATCACCTTTTATTGGTGGAACTCTAGTATCTACAAATGACATCATTCTCTCTAAACCGATTCTACCTGTTAATAAATGAGGATCAATGTTTCTTCCACCTACTAAGGTTTTTTCACTATTATCTAATAGTGTGTTTTCTGTATTATTACTACTTGATTCAATAAGTATTTTTTTTTTACCAATATCTAATAAAGTATTTTCACTATCTAATAATGTGTTTTCACTATTTTCACTTGTTTCTTCAAGTTCTGTTTCTTCAACTGGTCCTGGTCCTGGTTCTTCTTCTTCTTCTTCTGGTTCCTGAGAAGATATTTCCGAAAAACTTTGAGAGAAATTATCAGACATTGGTTCTACAGGTATTTCATCCAACAATTCTTTTAATCCAGGTATAGGGTAAGAAATAATGAGTGACTCTAAAGGGTTTTGTAACAAAGTATAACCAAACGATTCCATATTTTCAAAACTAGGCATTTCTTTAACAATTCCTGTTTTTGTAGTAATAGAAAATTGTTTATTTCTCAAATTATAAATAATATATTTATACGCGCAAAACTGACATTTACCACAAGTGCCACAATCCGCAAACTTTGTTAAGTATAAACTAAGGATACGTTTTTTATCTTCATGTTTAATTTTTTTTAAATTCATCTGATAAGATGGATATTCAATAGCAGGAAATGTATGTTTCTTTGCAAACTCACTAGGATACACTCTATATGGGAAAGTATACGGATTTTCACCTCGCACAAAAGAAATATATCCAGTAGCTTTTCTGGTAAGTATTTCCTCTCCATCTTTCTTGAAATTACCATTTTTATCAAAAATATCCTTAACTTCTATACGGGCTCTTCTATCATTTGTATTCATCAAATTTAATAGCCAAACAATTTCCTTGTAACTATTATACATGGGTGTAGCAGAGAGAAGTAAAAATCGCATATTTTTTGCGGACTTTACTAATAGCTCCAAATTAACAGCAACTTTTTTATTTTCATTATCATCTGTCTTACGAATATTATGAACCTCATCAATGACTATTAATCGGTTGTCAAATTCATTTTGAAGACGTTTCATAATTCTAGTATTCAAATCTATTTTGATATCTTTCAACATTTGAATTCTACTTTTTGTCCCCTTTTTTAAATTTATTTTTTCCTTGCGCTGTTTTTGAACTTCTTCTGTATAATTCATCGTCTTGATAATATAATTTGCAAATTGAACATATCCTAGAAATATATAATATGTATTAATAATACCTTTTATCTGACTTATTACTTTTTCTTTGGTTAAACCCCTCATATTCATAGGATTAATTTCTTGTAATAATTTGTTTCCTGTACAAGCACGAATGTTCCATAATCCATCAATAAGTTTAAGTTTTCTTTCGTCAAATAGCTGTAATTTAAAATTATCTTGAACATTTTCAGATGCGACAATCATGATTCTCTTCTTTATACCCATTTGTTTCATATAATCGCGCATTTCTTCACATACACCAATTGCACTACAAGTATTATGTGTTACACTAAAATCACCCATTAAATATCTGCAATTTCCATCTAATGTGAATCCATAATAATCATCTTCATTTACATATTCAACTTTAATACCTGTGACTAGTGCATTTTTTATTTCTTTTCTTGAGTTAGCTCTTTTCTGTGTAGGAATTTCTTCTAATCCTGCGCCTGTAATATTTAAAATATATTGATTGTTTTTTTCTTTATAGCATGCAAAACCAAGACTTCTAGATAAGTAAATAACATCGTTTACAAGTTTTTCGTTTTTATCAAAAAATATTGTAAACTTATTTTCGTTTTTATTAAGATTTCCATCTCTGTCTAATAAACCTGCCAATAGTTTTAATCGATTCTCTCTTGAATTACATTTGTAAAGTAATGGAATATGTTTATTATTTAATAATTTTAGAAATTCAAGTTCATTATTTTCATTTTCTTTGGTTTCTTTGGTTTCTTTGGTTTCTTTAGCTTCTTTGGTTTCTTTAGTTTCTTTGACTCCTAACCAATAACCAAACATATAAGGGTCAAATTGTAACTCTTTTTCAGGAAAATTTACTGCAACTTTATATCCCTTTAATAATGTTTTTTTTCCTTTAGATAATTTTATGTAATCTTTTACAGCAATCTCTATAATATTATTTTTTGTTTCTATATTCGTTGTAATTTTTTTGTAAAACTTTTCTGCTTCTTCTTTTATTTGTTCTTCATTATTTTTTTCATTATTGAAAATAAATTGTTTTGATTGAAACTGATTATTTTGAATCCATTGAACAATGTATTTGGTATTATTTTTATAACTATTACAGCATATTTTTGGAAATCCAGAGGCACGTAAACACAAAATATGTTCTTGGTTGACTTTATATTTTTCACCTTTTATAGAAATAATATCATACATCTTGTCTTGTCCTCTTGCAATAGATAGAACCTTCCTTGGCATTGAATCGTCACCCATTAAAAAATCTCCTTCTTTAATATTTTCAACTAATTCAGTTGATCCATTTGATAGCATAATAGATGTACCTTTTGCGTGACATTTACCTGTACCAAGACCATGATATAACAATAAGCTACTATAAGGTGTTTGAAAAGATAAAAAGTTTTTGACAAAAGCTTGATGAGGTTGCAATTCAAAATCCGCTTTAGCTAAACTATCTGCATATTCTTTAATATCTTCATGTATTTTTCCATCATATTTAGTATCGTTAAATTCTTTTTTTAAAGCAATTTTAACATTAAAATCGTTGTCATTCAAATTTGGATATAAAAAAGGTGTTTCATTAGGATTATCATGAAGATAATTACTTTCTAAAATTTCTTTTTTTAATAAAAATTTATTGCATTCAGATGAATAATAATTTTCGTTTAAACAATTAACTTCACCATTTATTTTTTCATATTCTGTTTTCAAGTCATATTCATCATTTTTAATATCTAATTCTGTTTCAGATTCATCGTCTATTATAGAAGAAGAATCTGGAACATCTGAACTACTAGATAATAATTGAGAATTTTCAGAACTTTCTGAATCTATAACTATTGGTTTTATATTTGGGTCTTCTATCATTACTATATATTATGAATATAATCTATATTCTTGTAATACTTTATTTATATTTGTAATTAATTTTTTTTTCTCTAAATTATATGGTCTTATATCTTCCAAACATTTATCAATATTCTTCCATTCTAATTTGCTGACTTCTGTGATTTGAAAATTATCCAATTTCTCTTCAGGATCATTCATATATGCCAGAAAATATTTATGTTTATATGATTTATGATTTGTTCCTATAAATATTTCTTCAAATGGTAATAAATTTTCAATAATTTTAATTTTTGAAATTGAAATTCCTGTTTCTTCTTCAAATTCTCTAAGTGCACATTCTAAATCCTTTTCTTTTGGATTTCTGCGACCTTTTGGAAATTCCCATTCTGTTTCTGTCCATTTTGTATTACTTGTTTCAACAATACCCTTAAGTTGTATGATTTCATTATTAATAGAAATACCATCTGTTATTTGTGTAAATTTTTTACTAGATGCAATTTCCTCACCCTTAAATTGTGTATTAGAAGTCTCACACCACATATCTTTCCATAGTTGTTCAAAACTATTTGTTAATATTCTATTTTTTTCCAGCATAGACATTTCATTTATCATTGTTTGAAGTTGATGAATATTGTAAGGCGAATATTTACCTCTAATAAAATCTATATATCCAAAACTATCTTTACGTCTTATCATTAGAAATTGTATACCTTCTATACTTGGTCTAAATACGATGGTACCATAACTTATTATAGGTAATTTGCAATGGTGAAACATGTGACCTTGTTTACCACAATTATTACATGTAGTTGAATTTCTGTTCATACAGACTTATCTTTTATATATTTTTAGGTTTAAATATTAATTATTATTAATTAAAATTTATAAATTTATATTAGTATATATATGCCAGGATTACGTTTATTTAATTTGGGTTTGAACCAAAAGCATTTTGGTGGTAATAATAAAATAGCAAATGTATCCATAAATTTAGGTAATACAAAAGGAAGAGGTTCATCTACACGTATGTTCAATTATTGTAATAAGAGAGAAAATAATTCAAATTGTATTCAACAATTTATAACACAAAGATAGTTTAAAAAAATATTTTTTAATACTTTAACATAATAATGTCAACTATTTATCTAGATCCAAAAGTATGGGGACCGCATTATTGGTTTTTTTTACATACACTAGCCATGACATATCCTTATCATCCAAATGCAGTAACTAAAAAGAAATATTATGAATTGATTCAAAATCTACCATTGTTTCTCCCAGTCGAACAAATATCTGGCGAATTTAGTAAACTAATTGATAAATATCCTATTACACCTTATTTGGATAATCGTGACTCATTGGTTCGTTGGACGCATTTTATTCATAATAAAATAAATGAAAAACTGGAAAAACCAACAATATCCTTAAACGATTTTTTTGTTAAATATTATGATGCATATAAAACACCAGATGATAAATTTGCATCTTATTATAAGGTTAAAGAAAAACTTATTTTTTTAACTATTATATTAGGATTAGGATGTGCTGTTTATTATTTATATGATAAATAACAGGATTATAATGTTTACAATATATAACAATGACAAATACAAAAACAAATACAAATAAAGGTGGAAATGTAATAGCATCAGGTGGATATGGTTGCGTATTTAGTCCGGCACTTAGATGTGAAGGAGAGACAAAAAGACATGCTAATAAAATTTCAAAATTAATGACGGAAAAACATGCAATTTCAGAATACGAGGAAATTGTTTCCATTAAAGAAAAATTACAAAATATAAAAGACTATAAAAACTATTTTTTAATATATGATGCAGTATTATGTAAACCAGCAAATCTTTCAAATAAAGACTTGACAGATTACACAAATAAATGTACAGCACTACCCAAAGATAAAATAACAAAATCTAATATAAATGATAATTTAGATAAATTATTATCTTTAAATATACCTAATGGTGGATTACCTGTTGATGATTACTTATACAATAAAGGTTCGATTGAAAAAATGTACAGAGTTCATCAAAGTTTAATGAAGTTATATAAAAAAGGTATTATTCCAATGAATAATCGAGATGTATATCATTGTGATATTAAAGATTCAAATGTATTAGTAGATACAGACCTAAAAACTAGATTAATTGATTGGGGACTTGCAGTAGAATATACACCATTTAAAGATCATCCATTTCCTAGTTCATGGAAAAATCGACCATTTCAATTTAATGTCCCATTTTCGGTTGTTTTATTTTCAGATAGTTTTGTAGAAAAATATACAGCATTTTTGGAAAATGGAGTTTTTGAAAATAAAGATAAACCAAATAAATTTGAACTGAAACCATTTGTAATTAATTATATTTCTTCATGGATGAAAGAGAGAGGAGCAGGTCATTATAAATTTATTAATGAAATTATGTTTGAATTATTTAGTCATTCTATTACATCTTTGTCAGATGATAGCAAACATCAAATTATAGAAACTCAAATAACAATGAATTATATTATTAATTATCTAGTGGATGTATTGGTACATTTTACAAAATTTGGCACTAATGTGAAATTAAATTTGCGAGATTATTTAGATAACGTATTTATCAAAATTGTAGATATATGGGGGTTTATTAGCGTTTATTTTAGTTTTGTTGAAATATTATTTAACAATTATTCAAAATTAACAACTCAGGAAATGAAGATATTTAATAAATTACAATATATTTTTGGTGAATATTTATATAATCCGCGTCATGAACCAATTGATGTAAATTCATTATATTCAGAATTAAAAGAACTAGATGATTTATTTCGTATTAAATCCATTGGAAAAAATCAAAAATCAAAAAAAATGACGCGTTTTGCCAAATCAAGTACTATGGAAGAAGGTGCCCGTGGTTTTAAAAAAACTAGAAAGAATTTTAATTCTAGTAAAACATCCATTTCATTTAAACGACAACAAAATCAGCGAAGATTTAAGAAACCATTTTTATTATCTCTAAAATAAAATCTCTGAACAATATATAAATGGAAAAGATGTTTAGTAAATTATGTACTCCTGCCAAAATTTATTTTGGTATTGCTGTGATTGCTTGTATAGCTGCTTTATTCAGAGGCGTAACATTTGGTTATGTTTTAATGAAAATGATTTTTGCATTCTTTTGGACCTATGTTTTAGGTTGGTTATGTAAGAAAAATTATTCTTATATTTCTTGGTTTTTAGTATTATTACCATACGTAGTAATTTTGTTGTCAGCTCTTGGAATTGCTAATATTACTCAACATAGAGGTATTTATAGAAGCGTTGGACTACAAGGTGCATATGGACGAGAACCATTTGGTATGAGGGAAGGTGTTGATGATACATTGGATAAAAAGACAGACGATAAAAAGGCATCAGATACACTTACACAAGTGAGTGATTTGATTAAAAAGGCCGTTTAATATATTTTACCTTTCAAGGAATAATTATTTATAAAATGTGTTATAAATAATTATAGATTTTATATATATGAGATTAGAAATATTTGTAATAGGTTTAACCGCTTTTTTCATATATAATGCATACACAGATGGAAAATATTCTAAAATGTTTTGGTCTTTTAGAAAATATTATAAAATGATCTTTTACGCTGCCTTAGGTATAGGTATTTATATATTATTAAAACGTAACCCCGAACAAGGTCGCAATATGCTTTTATATGCAAATAACATGGTAAAGTTCATGCCAATTGACAAGACATCTATGGATATGTTGAGTCCGATCATTGATCACACATCAGGTAATGAAAGCGGATCTAGTTTAGGATCCTTTATGGAATCACTTAATGGAATTGATGTTTCCAGTTTAGGTTCAGGTTTTTGCGGAGAAAGGCGAATAATAAGCTCTGGTAAAAATGGCACAAAACGTTCGGTAAGTGAAACTAAAAAAAAATATGTGGCTGCATCTCAGGATTGGAAATGTGGTGGGTGTCAACAACAACTAGATCATACTTTTGAGATTGATCATAAGATGCGTTTGGAATATGGTGGCGGTAATGAAGTACAAAATTTAGTCGCATTGTGTCGTAATTGTCATGGTAAAAAGACTGCTGATGAGAATATGTAAAATATAAAAATAAGAAAGAATCAATAAATATAATCACTTTTTCATTGCGAGTAAACATACTCCATAAGCATATTTATCTTTTGGTTTTTCTGATTCTTCATCTTCTTCTTGTTCGTCGTCTTCATCTGATGATTCATCTATAATACTTTTATCTGAAGAACTATTACTTTTTTTAGATATAGATTTATTTGTTTTTGATATACATTTTTTTTTAGATAGTATATTTTTTGGTTCATATATTTGTTTCCATTTATTAAATTCCGTTGTATATTGTAAACTATTTGTACCAATTATTTTATAATTTTGTTTTTTATAATATGTTTTTCTTTTTAACCATTGTCTTTGAAATACATCATGTATATCTACAAAGTCATAAATAATTGGATGTGAAAAAGAATGTTTTGCCCTTAAAATTCTTCCTACTACTTGTATAATATCTGTCTTTGGTGTAATAAGAAATTCAGTATTTAGAGTGGGTATATCTAAACCTTCACTTGCCATAGTGTAACTACTAAGAACAATTTGTTTTTTCTCTGATTTTTTTAACTCAGTTTCATTCATACCTCCAACATAATAACCAACACTAGCTAAATTTTTACAAACAATTTTTTTATACATATAATGAAGTATGTTTAAATTATGAGCCATTACAATTGTATGAGTTTGTTCTATAGGCTTAATATATGGATTTTCTATATAATTTTGTTCATATTTTAAAACCTTTTTACAATTTGGACATTTTGGTCTTTCTTTTTTAACACCTTTTTCATAAAAAGTTACTACTTCTTCCATACACGGCATACAATATTTAACTATATTACAACACGTATTTTTAATCAAATAATTATTATTTTTATTACAAATTTCACAATTTGGAACTGCATTATCCATTTCTAATTTATGTTGATGAACCATATTTTTATCAACATTATCTATTGTAATAAAATCACAAAGAGTTTGTATAATAAATTCAGTTCTTCTATTATATTCACAAACCTTACTAATCATAGAACTAATTTGAGGATTTCCTCTATAATCCAATATAGTTTCATTAAATTCATCATCATTTGTTTTATATGTTATTGTTCTTACTTCTACATTATCTTCCGTTTCTCTTTCTACTTTATGTATAACGTCACCTAAAAACATTTTAAATACACTTGTAGTACCATCTTTTCTATTCATTGTAGCTGATAAACCCAACATAGACTTAGTAACAACTTTAAATAGTGCATTCGAAAATGTCTGACTTGATATATGATGTACTTCATCAATAATTGTGAGACCAAAATCGTCAAATATTTTTTGATCATAATCTTTAGATATTAAACTTTGTAACATACATAAAACAATATCTTTATCATTTACATCGACAATAGGCCCTTGTATTTTACCAATGCGCGCTGTAGGTAAAAATTGTTGTATACGTTCTATCCATTGATTCATTAAAAATTCCTTATGAACAATAACAATTGTTTTTTTCTTTATTTTTGATAGTATATATAAAGATCCTGAGGTTTTTCCCCACGCACATGGTAATTCTAATAATCCGCCACCAAATTTATTTTCACTGCAATGGTTTAAAAATTTATTAACAACAGGTTCCTGATAATCACGCAATTTACCAGCAAAATCCAAATTTATATCTAGACCTTCAGGTACTTTATACTGGACTGGATTACCAAATTTCTCTACACCATAATAATGTGGTACATAGAATTTATTAGATGATTCCCTATATACGGGGAATATTTTTTGATCATTTGATCCCATTCCTGGATGAGAAAATGGTTTAATAGTTAAATCTGTTCTGATTTGTTTTTGTTGTTCAATTGTTAATTCATTTTTAGGTATTGTATATCCTTTTTGTCCCAAATAGGTATTTAATTTCATGATTTTTTGTCCTATATTATTTAGTAAATATTATTTATATCCTTTTCATTAAGTTGTTCCCTAGTTATTTTTTTTGCTGAATTATCAAACCGAATCTCACCAAATAAAATCTATTCATATGATATATGGAAAGTTTAATTAGTTTATTTAATAAGGAACATAGAGGTGAACTATTTTTAGCAGTTTTATTGGTTCTATATTTAGTAATGGGTTTCAAAACACCTGATTCTGTTGCTAATGTTGTAGATACACTTATTGGTAAAATATTTATCTTTATGGTTGTTGTTTTCTTATTTGCAAATTATCATCCTATTTTAGCAGTAATGGCATTGTTTGTAGCATTTGATTTAATTAGGCGTTCTTCTCAAACTACTGGTCTAGATGCTCTTCAAAAATATGCTCCTACTGAAAAGAAAAAAGCATCACAATTTACTGCATTTAACCAGTTCCCTTATACTTTAGAACAAGAGATTGTTGCTAAGATGGCACCTATTATGCAATCAGGTTCATCAATTTCACAGGCACCTTTTAAACCATTGTTGGATAACTTACATGATGCTTCTCCAATAAATAGTTCAATTTAAAAATATAAATAATAAATGACATAATAATTTATTATTAATAAATTTTATTTTATAGATGTTTTTGAAAGATTATTAGTTTTTGACATACCAAATTCTCCATCTAATATTTTAAAACCATAATTCCATACATAACATATAATTATAAAAATTAAACATGCGAAAAATACTTGCATAAATATTAATACATATTTATCTTCAAATATATTTACAATGTCATAGTTAGGTGCATTTTTTGCATAAGTTACCTGTTCTGTTTCTAATGAAGAACCAGTTGGGTTGCAAGAAATATAAATCCCATCCCCCATTTCTGTAGTGGTGTTTGGACCGGAAGCGTTATAAAATAGTCCTCCATCTATCGAGAATTTTGAATCAGTTGGTTTAACTAGCTGTTTCAAAGTATTTAACGAAGTACTACTTATTGTAGTTGCATCTAACATTCCAAAACAAATACAATCGTAAGATCCAGATTTACAACTATAAAATGGTTTATTAGGAACAATTTTTTGTAAATCAAATCCACTAATATTTACTTCTTCTCCACTAGATGGTGCTGACGAAGAAATACTTTTAATAGTTTCTGTTAATATAGTGGTTGCATTAGTAGTTTCACTAGAAACTTTAATTGGTATAAAAACAAATAAATATTTACCACTTTCAGACATATGTACAATTATTATTTCTGCATCTGCATTATTATCATTGTATAAAATATCAGATGAGTTATTGAGTATTATCCAAAAAACTCTGTATTTTTCCTTATTATATAAAACACAATAATCTTCTCTGTCTTCTGGTAATAATAATAAATTAGTATTATTATGACTTGCAGTAACATTTTGAACCTTATAAGTAAAATTATAAGCACATTTTAAATCACATCTTCCTTTAACATAATTACTGGAAACATTTATTTGGTTACTCATTAATATAACTATATAAATAAAAATATTAATTTATTTATATAGAATGAAATTAACTAAAGGTAAAATATCTAAATTATATAACAAAAAAAAACAAAGTTTGAAAAAGAAAAAACAAAAAAAGATAACAAAAAAAGATCAAACATTTAGAAAATATAAAAGAGTTAATTTAGCTAAAAAAACATTGAAAAATATCAATTATAATAAGGTAGGAGGTGAAAATGAAAGTGAATCTAAATTAATAATTTACAAAAAGGATATTAATCCTACTACATATAATATAGATGTTGGCGGACAAATACAAGAACCATTAGCGCCTACAAGTGAACCAATAGCACCTATAGAACCAGGACAACAAATTGTACGTGTTTATACAAATTCTGGAACAAAAGAATATAATGTTATAAATGATATTTTAACACCATCAGAGATACAAGAAAGTTCAACATTATTGGAACCAAGTGAAAAAATTGTACGCGTTTATACAGATTCTGGAACAAAAGAATATAATGTTACAAACGATATTTTAACACCAACAGAGGTAAAAGAAAATACATCTAGTACTTTAGAAGAATCTCCTGTACAAGAATCTCCATCAAATGTGCAAGAATCTCCTGTGCAAGAATCTTCTGCAAATGTACAAGAATCACAACCAGTACAAGAATCACAACCAGTACAAGAATCACAACCAGTACAAGAATCACAACCACTACAAGAATCACAACCAGTACAAGAATCACAACAAGTACAAGAGTCTCAAGCAGAAAAAATAGGGAATCGTATTATTGAATTGCAAAATTTATTGAATAATAATGATATTCCTCAGAACCCTGATGCAGCATTAATAAATGCTGTTCATGCTATAACATCTGCTAAAGAAGAGAGTTAAAAAGGTAAATATCTTATTGTCGCATTATCATATAGTGTGACTCGGTAAGATTCATTTTCACCTTCCGCATATATTGTATCACCATTATTCAACTGGTCACAACCATATTCATTTGTACAACTTTTACCACGATATATTAATGGTAACTTTACATTGTTATGTTGATTACTTGTAGAATAATATTGCCACTTACTTCTATTTGTAAATAATGGGCGTCCCATCAAAGGTATTATATTGTCCTTTGATTTTCCATGTAATGGCGTTAATATACCTAGTTGTCTATAGTTAGTATCTACCGCACCCACATTAGTAGATATATTTATGGGAACTAAATAACGTTCATCTTTTAATGGTGGCGCATAAGGGTTCAATAATGGATCTGTATTAAAATAAGGCCAGCTTGGTAAAAAACTAGGAGTATTCTCTCTAGTATTTTGATTTATAATTATCTTTTCAGATGTTTTATTGATTGACTTATTGTTTGTATTATAATAAATCAAGTATACTATAAGTCCAATACATATAATTATAAAACCTAATGAGACATTCTCAATGCATATTACACCTGGAGGACATTTTTTCATATTATAATATAATATAATATATTATAATACAACTAGTTTTTTTATCTATTTCATATTTTGCATCATTTGTTTAACTTTATCCATCATACCTCCCTGATCTGAAGAAGGCATATCTTGCATCATTCCTTGCACTTGATCCATCATAGGTGCCATTTTTTCTATAAGAGGACCCATGTCCTTCAAATTACCTGCTAGTTGTGCTTGTTGTTGCATTAATCGCTCTGTATCAGCAGTCAAATTTTTAATACCATCTTTTCCTAAAATGCTATTCAATTGATCGTATGCATCTTCAATAGTAGTAGCATAGTCAATTGAATGACCGCTGTTTTTTGCACGTCCTACTTCAAAATTTTCATCAGTTTTTTTATTACTTGCATCTATTACTGATTCTCCTGTAGCATCTTTCTTATCATCAGTCTTTTTCTTGTCATCAGATTTCTTGTCATCAGTTTTCTTGTCATCCGATTTAGTATCCGTATTTGTTTCCATACCCTCCATAAAAGAACCACTTCTCATAGACATCATATTCACCAAAATAAGAGGAATACCAAATACAACAATCATATTTTTACTAAAGTATCTTACTAAAAGAGCAAGTACGATAAAATAAACAACTATATTATAATGGCCTAACACCATGTGACCAATGACATTAAACAAAGCGAGAAAAGATACAATATGTAATACCAACTTATTTGTAAGCAAATTAGATATTACTGATTTTAGTTTCATTATATATACTATATTTAAAAAAAAATGAGTCAATTCATAAATATTATACTAAATCATATAATATTTATTATGGATTTTTACAATGATTACAATTCAGAAGAAGAAGAAGAAGAAGATTATTCAGATATTGTATATGAACCAGAAGAACCAAGTAAAACACGCTTCACTATAGCTTTATGTGAACTATATAATGACAATATACATGGACCTGGTCCAGAGGGACATTATCTAGTAAATTGTAGATATAAAAAATTACATATTGACTGGATAATGGAAACTGCTGATTTTATACAAAATGAATATGACCATTTACATAATAAAAAACATAATTTATTTCCTAATTATAAAAAAATTATTGAACAATCAAATTATATAAAACCAGAAATTGTAGAATGTATATATTTACAACCTGATGGTGAGAGTATTGCCATTATCAAAACTTTTTGGTTAAAAATAATACAGCGAACTTGGCGAAATATTTTAATAAGAAGAAAAGAAGCCTTTAATTGTAGACAAACTATGTCATCAATACGTCATCGAGAAATGTTAGGAAAATGGCCAAGTAATTGTTATTCTTTTGGAGGACTACAATGTATGCTTAAAAAGATGTAGTTCTTTTAGTTCTTCTTTTACTTCTTTTAGAAGTTGATGTTGCAGTGAGACTTCTTCTTTTGGTGCTTTCGTTATAATGATAGCCACCTTTTTGTTTTCTCATCTTTTTTGTCTTTCTACCACCTTTGCAAGTTTTTCTACCACCTTTGCAAGTTTTTCTACCACCCTTGCAACTCTTTCTATTATGTCTTGTTTTTTTACCTCCTTTAATATCATTATTTTGTGTAAAACTAATACCTTGTCTGTTAAGTACATTTTTAATATTTGGAATGTAACTTGGGTCTTTTTTATCTAATTTTGTGATAAGGTCAAAAGCAGTATTATATTTTGAAGGTCCACCCATGAACCCTTTTTGCGGTTTATTCTTTAATTGAGCAATAATTTGTTTTATAGGAATCTTAGTTCCATTATCCAGTGTAAAAAAATTAACACTTGATTCTTGAGTAGGTCCTTCATTTGCTTCAAAATATTCTTCTAAATTTTCATATTCAATATTTCTATTACTTTGAGGATTTGAATCAAGTATACTATTAATTTGTCCAATCTTTGAAGATATACTACTTATTACAGCTCTAATTTGATCAATACTTGTAAAATTTTCAAGACTATTTAATGCAATAATTGCTTCTTTCATTACGTTCTTAGCTGCTTCTAATTGACTAGTTAAAATTTGATTTTCAATTCTTACTTGCTCTGTAGTTTGATTCGCTGCAGTTAAATTAGAAATATTTGCAGCATTTTCTTGTCCTATTTTATCCAGATTTGCACGTAAGTCGGCATTTTCTTTTACATGTTCCTGTATTTGCTGTTGAATTGCGGATTTTTCATTTGCATGATTGCTTTGCAATTCTTGAATACGTTGTAGTGTATCAGCTTCTTTTTCTTCTAATTGTCTTCTTGCATCATCATCTTTTGCAGTGGCAATGGATTGTTTTTCATTGTCAAGTCTTTGTCTTAAATTTGCCATTTGTTCTTGAAATACTTCTTCACCAGCAGTTGTTTGTTGCTTTAAGTTAGACATTTCAGCTTGGTTTGATGCTAGTTGTGCTTGAATATTATTTTCCTGATCTTTAATAATTGTTTCTTTTTCTAAAAGCTGACGCCTTAATACATTTATTTCATCTAATTTTTTTCGATTTTCTCCTATTTCTCCTTCCATTCCTTGTAATCGTTGCTGATATGCTTTAATTTTTTTTATTATTTCATCTATTTGAATATTTATTTGATTTAACGCAGGTAAAACTTCTTGAGTATGAAATTTTTCATTTCCAATGTTTCTTGATTTAGCTTCACTTACTGCCTGTTTAAGACTAGCCATTACATCATCAAATGATTCACTTTGAACTACTGATGCTACTGGTTGATTTACTGGTTGATTAAACCCAAAAAAACTCATAATATATATATATAATTATAGATTAAATCTTAAATTTCATAATTTATTTGTATTACTTATAATTTCTGCTAAACCTTTTCTAATAGATTCAATTTCGTTCATAATTTTTTTTTGTTCTACCCTGGCATCTTGCATGTTATATTTACTCATTTGATTTGTTTTATTCAAATCTTCTACATAATTTTTTAATGTTTCAAGTGCTTGAATTTGTTCGCGTTTTTGTTGAAAAATATAATCGTTATATTTGTTATAATCTTTTTTTACCATTTCTAAAAATTCGTTTTGTTTTACTGCTTTTTGTAAATGCCTTTGTTTCTCTAGCAACATGTTCCTTTTTTGTTTGATTAATTGCTGCATATGAATGAATTGCAGATCTTTATCCATTAAATGATTGCCATTAACCATTAAATGATTTCCATTATCCATTAAATGATTGCCAATATCCATCTGCGTTCTATTTTTAAAAGGGTTTTCTAAAGTAATCACCATTTCAGTTTCACAAGGTAGATTCATTATTAAAATATTACATTATTATTTTTATTATTAAAAAAACAAATTTAAAATCTTCCCTTTATATTATTTAGGATGTCCAGAGAACCATTGTTAGCACCAGACGATAATCGCTTTGTTATGTTTCCAATTGTACACGATGACATATGGCAAATGTATAAAAAACAAGTAGATTGTTTTTGGCGTGCGGAAGAAATAGATTTAACAAAGGATTTGGATCATTGGAATACCTTAAATGATGACGAAAGATATTTTATTTCAATGATTTTAGCATTTTTTGCTGCAAGCGATGGAATTGTATTGGAAAACTTGGCATCGCGTTTCATGAATGAGGTGCAGTTATCAGAGGCTCGTGCATTTTATGGTTTCCAAATTGCAATGGAAAATATTCATTGTGTCATTGGAGAAACAAAAATTCTAACAGATAAAGGATATTTTATGATAAAAGATTTGCAGGATCGTGAAGTCAATGTTTGGAATGGAGAAGAATTTTCAAATGTTGAAATTAAATATACAGGTCATCAGGAAATTTATAAAGTTATATTATCAAATGGAATGGAATTAGATTGTTCTCCTGGTCATAAATGGTTAATACAACAAGGTAATCCAAAACATCCAGAAAGATGTATATGTCAAGAAATAGAAACAACAAATTTAAAAGAAAATGATATAATTGAAAGATATATTACACCACATGTAGAATTTTTAAATGAAGATTCTTTTTTAAATCCATATATGCATGGATTTTTTTGTGGTGATGGAAGTTATTGTAATAATTATCCTATTATTTATTTATATGGTATAAAAAAAGAGTTATTAAAATATTTTAAATATGATTCAATGCAGGAAAATGAAACAAGGATATGTTTTTATGTTCATAAATATATTAATAAAGTTAAATATGAAGTCCCTATAAATTATAATATAGATACAAGATTAAGATGGCTTGAAGGACTATGTGATTCAGATGGTTGTATAAATTTAAATTCAACAAAAGATGCAACTTCAATTCAAATTTCTTCAATAAATTTAAAATTCTTACAAGATGTTCAATTATTAACAACAACATTAGGTATAACTTCAAACATAAAATTAAATCATAAAGCTGAAAAACGACTAATGCCAAAAAATGATGGTACTGGAGAATATGCTTTTTTTAATTGTAAGAATTGTTATATTTTATATATAACTACAAAATCGGTAAATAAGTTAATAGAAATTGGATTTTCGCCAAAAAGATTAAAGTTACTATATTGCGAAAGATTAAATAATACAAAAGAAGTTTCTGAAAGAATTAAAATTGTTAGTATAGAAAAAATATTAGATAACGAAGCAACATTTTGTTTTAATGAACCAAAAAAACATAGAGGAATTTTTAATGGAATATTAACTTGTCAAAGTGAAAGTTATTCTTTATTAATTGAAACATATATAAAAGACAAAACAGAAAAACATAAGCTCTTTAATGCGATTGAAAATTTCCCATGCATTAAAAAGAAGTCAGATTGGGCACAAAAATGGATGAATGATAATCGCAGTAGTTTTGCCACTCGTTTGGTAGCCTTTGCATGTGTTGAAGGAATTTTTTTTAGTGGTGCATTTTGTAGCATATTTTGGCTAAAAAAACGCGGACTCATGCCAGGTCTCACTTTCAGTAACGAATTGATTTCACGTGATGAAGCTCTCCACTGCGAATTTGCTATTCTTTTGTATTCGAAACTATTGAAAAAAATAGACAAGAGTCGCATTCATGAAATTATTAAAGAAGCTGTCGAGATTGAGACTGAATTTATTTGTCAGGCATTGCCATGTAAATTAATTGGAATGAATTCTGATTTAATGACACAATATATTCAATTTGTAGCAGATAGATTGTGTGTTCAACTAGGTTATAAAAAAATTTATAATGCGACAAATAGTTTTGATTGGATGGAAATGATAAGTTTAGAGGGAAAAACCAATATGTTTGAGCGTAAAATCGCAGATTATTCATTAGCCAACAAGTCAAATACCGAGTCAGCTTTTGAATTTAGCGAAGATTTTTAATATAATTGAAATAAAAATAACTTAAAAATATAATATTATAAGATACTATAAGATAAATGCCGAAATGTCAAATGGATTACTCACATACTATTATTTACAAAATTTGTTGTAAAGATACCAAAATTAAGGATACATATGTTGGACATACAACAAATTTTACTAAAAGAAAAAATCAACATAAAACTTTATTAAATAATGAATTATGTAAAAGAAAAGTATATGAATATATTCGTATAAATGGTGGATGGGATAATTGGTCTATGATACAAATTGAAGATTATCAGTGTGCAAATAAGAGAGAAGCTGAAATGAGAGAAAGATATTGGATAGAAACTTTACAATCATCACTGAATTGTAATAATCCTTATACTATTTATACAGAAAATCCTGTTAAATATAAACAAGACTGGTATGAAGAAAATAAAGTAATTATTTTAGACAAAGCAAAAGAACATTATGAAGAAAATAAAGAAGAAAAATTAGAATACCAGAAAGAATATGCAGCTAAAAATAAAGAACAAATTAAGAACTATCAAGATGAATATAGAGAGAAAAATAAGGAAAAATTAATAGAACAAAAAAAAGAATACCGAGCTGTACATAAAGAAGAAGCAGCAAAAGCAAATAAAGAATGGAGAGAAGCTAACAAAGAAAAGTTAAAAGAACAAAAAACACAAATTTGTCATTGTGAATGCGGTAGTGAATATACATTTGGTAATAAAAACAGGCATTTTGAGAGCAAAACACATATAGCCTATCAAAATCAATTAAACGGAATTATTATAGAAGATAATAAAATATCAGAAGAAGATAAAATAATGATTAGAAAACAAAAACAAAAGGAATATAGAGAGAAAAATGCTGATAAAATTAAAGCTTTTAAAAAACAATATAATGAAAAAAATAAAGAAAAAGTTTCAGAACAATGTAAAAAATATAGAGAAGAAAATAAGGAAAAAGTTTCAGAACAAAATAAAATATATACGACTAAAAATTCAGAAAAAATTAAACAAAAAAGTCATGAATGGTATGAAAAAAATAAAGAAAAAATATTATATAAATTACAAGAATTATTTGTTTGTGAATGTGGTGCAGAAATTAATTATGGAGGTAAATCAGAACATTATAAAAGTATGAAACATATGAATTATAATCCAGCAAACTTAACCTTATCATAATCAACTTTTTCTCGTTTGTTCTTATTCATTGTCGAAATTTTACCCAAGAATCGCGGAAATTTAATAAGACCTTTCTTATTACATTTTAATGTCGCTCGAATTGTATTTGATGCAACATATGGACTCAATTCAAAGTTAAATTCTGCATCAACTACATCCATATCTGACAAAGCATCAGCTGAATAAGCCAAATTTTCAAGACAACGTAATTCATCTTTCTGACTCATTATACAGCCAATATAATTTTCTTGAACTAATAATGGATGAATATCATGTGCTAACCAATAAGTCGTATACTTGTCATTAAATTCAGCATCCATATTGAACAATTTACCAGTAGTGTCAAATATATTTGCACTTTGGCAATCTTTTTTAATATTTGTATTTTTTACACCCAATTGCAGTGTATTTAATATAAAACGAATGTCGCCATTTGCCTGCTCGATTAATTTATCCACATCAGTTTTTTTAATTTTAATATTTTCAGTAGTTACCACTTTATAAATTAATGTATATATTTCAGCATAAGATGGTTTGGATAACTTTATATCAAAACAATATGACAATATAGGTTTCAAATTTTGACTAAATTTATCATCACAAATGCAAATAATTGGTATCTCTGTTTCCTTAATACATTCTACCAACCCTGATATAAATCCATGATCACCGCTGCTACTATCAATATCACTAACAACTAGTACATTTTCATTGCCATCAAAAGTCTTTTTTATATGAAGTAATGGTTTAATTGTATTTTGAATATTTTCCTTAGATCTCTCGTCATCAGGTGTCAAATGAATCGCATGATAACAATATTTATTTAAAATTAAATCTACTAATAGAGATTTACCTTGTCCATTGTGTCCGGATACTAATGCACATCTATTTTTTTTATTTGTTGGTTCCCATGTAAGAAGCCATTTGGTAAATGGTTGTATAATTTTAGAATTACCTACAAAATCAGATACTTTACTAGGTTTATATTTGGTTGTGAACATTATAAATTTTATATCTTTAATTTTAGAATATAAAATTTATTCAATTTTATATATAAATACAACAAAACAAATATATGTATATGATTACTTGCAATTTGATGGGTGGTCTTGGCAACCAAATATTTCAAATATTTACAACAATTTCTTACGCAATTAAGAGTAAAAATAGATTTGATTTTTTAGATGTAGATAAGCTAGGGGAAGGTTCTACTACTATTCGTCCTACCTATTGGAATACTTTTTTCTCTAATTTAAAACCATTTCTAATTAAAAAGTTTCCAGAACCAATTCATGTAATAAGAGAAAAAGATTTTTTATATAATGAATTACCTATTAATGAAATGTATAATAAAAATGTTTTAATTTATGGATATTTCCAAAGTTATAAATATTTTCACAATCATTATGCGGTCATTTGTAGAATGCTTGGACTAGAAAAAAAGAAAAATGAATTATTATTTAACTTGGGATTTACAGATGATTTTCTAAAAAATAGTTGTAGTATGCATTTTCGTATTGGTGACTATAAAAATATACAACATGTACATCCTTTGGCTACATATGACTATTATGAAAAAACATTATCTCATATTCAAAATAAGAAACCTAGTCAGTCATTTACAATTTTTTATTTTTGTGAAGAAGTAGATATTGAAGATGTTTTACAAATAATAAAACCATTGTCTTTAAAATTTGTTGATTACAATTTTGAAAGAGGAGATAATAGTTTGGAAGATTGGGAACAAATGCTTCTAATGAGTGCTTGTCATCACAACATTATTGCAAATAGTTCTTTTAGTTGGTGGGCAGCCTATCTAAATACATGGGAAGATAAAATTGTTTGTTATCCGTCAGTATGGTTTGGACAATCTGCAAATATTGATACGAGAGATTTATGTCCGGATGATTGGAAAAAAATAAATTGTTAATAATTTTTAAATATATTTTCTACTTTATTATGATGACCCTTTGAATTAAATGCAGAAGTTGAGTGTATACGATGTTTTACTAATATTTCTTTATAATTGAAAAACTTACAACCTTTTTTTCGTAATCGCAACCATAAATCATAATCTTCTATTCCATTATCATTCCAATAGCACAATTCTTTTTTTATAATAGAACTTGAATTAATAATAGGATTGACTAATTTAAAATCAAAATCGCTAATATCACCAATGGGTATAATAGGTACAATACCTTCCCTATCTCCAAACCATACACAATTACTTCCAATTACATCATAATGACCCAACATTTGTCTTTGTATATTTAGTTTTTCATCATACCAAATATCATCAACATCTAATATTGCTACATAGTCATAACTACATAATTTAATCATTTCATTTAATGTATTTGCTTTTCCTTTACTATCAGGAAAATCAAAAACGCGTATTTTATTGTCATGTTTTTCATAAGATTTTGCTAGCTTATAAACGTCCGAATTTAAAGGGTAACCATTAATACCAATAATGAGCTCCCATTTGTCATAACTTTGTCGTAAAATAGAAGAGACTGACTCATCAATAAACTCAATTCCATTATAGATTGGCATTAATATACTAATCATTTCACCTTTATCTACCTTTAGAAAAGGTAGAGCCAAATTATGCGCAAATTACCTTTTTTACCAAAAATTGCATAAATTTATCTTAAATAAAAGAAAAAAATATTTAGTAAATTAGGAATAATTTTTTTGGTAAAAAAAATAATAAATTTAGTATATTATAATATGCCAATAATAGGAACACTTTCCTTTGACGTTGTCAGTCCAGGTCCACTTCATCCGCTTGATAATAGAGGTATTATTTATGCAACTGGAACAACAGATAAAATAGGTACAGCAATTATCGATATCACCAGAACTATCACTACAGATGGGCTTTTTCTTAGTGGAGGTTATACATGTTATTTACCTGAAGGAGCGTTTTATCTCTCAGTTGGTGGACTGAACCCAAACCCCGATAAGATTCAAGAAGGTGTAGTTCGGGGGCTCTCTGGTAATTTTTTGAATGCCTTTGGAACCTATAATTTTAAATTTAATTTAGCTAGTCCATCTCATGTGGAGATCGCATTTTATGATGTCTTTGTATACCCTCTTAGTTAAAGAATATTTACACTTTTATTATTCAAAATACATAGTATAATTAAATTAAATTTATATTTTTACATATATTTTCGTTTATTTGTAAAAATATTAAACTAAGAATCGTTGTTTAAGCTTATTAACTTAGTAAAAATACTAAATAATAATCAAGAGAAGCGGTTTTGACAAGTAAATCTCTTTTATGTATATAAAAGAGTTGATAAACACTTGGTAATACTTCCACCTGTTTGGTTACCATGAAAAAATGTATTAGATAATTTTATATTTACTATAATATATTTTTATTTTTTCTATTTGACAAACCTGACCTCGATTGATTCGGTACTTTGGCTCCACCTTTTCTAAAGGTGGAAAAAAAGGTATAAAGACATTTTCTTATAGTATAATACATAATGTATTTGTTTATGTTCATATGCATATTTATGGTTGATTCACTAAAAATAAGAGAAAAATTTTGTGTGAATTGTAAATTCTTTAGAAAAGATAATATAAACAACGTGTATGGTCAGTGTAGTCTTTTTCCGATAGATAATAACTATTTGGTTACTGGAAATAAAAATAGTAGTAAATATTATTTTTGTTCTACTGCAAGAAAGTTAGATATTTTATGTGGAAAAAATGCAACAAAATATGAAAAATTAAAACAAACATCAAGTTTATTAGATTAGACCTTTTTCCACTTTTTAAAAAAGTGGAAAAAAAAATTAAAATATTTTGACTCTTAGCTTAGCAGAACCTTTCCTAAAGATGTAAAAAGTATCTTTGAAACATAAACCAATTGTCAAATTCTTGTTTTTTCTCTCTAAATAATATAAATTTATCTAAATTAGAGAGAATACAATCGACTAGTATAATTTGATCATCTTTCACCAAATATTCGTGCTTAAAATATAGTTGCAATTTGTTATCGAAAGCTGACGACCACCAATCAATCTTATCTTTATGTAAAAAGAAAAATCCACCAGCAATAGAATTTTGATGAACTGGTATTTCATGAGATGGTAATCCATGTTCATTTTTATCATTAATAATTTTATGTAAATAATTCATATATCCATCATCATTTTGAATACATGCATAACCAATTTTATCTTTATTATTTTCTAGAAATTGTAAGTTATTACCCCAATTAACAAGCTGACTAGTGTGTATATCATCAGGTCTATTTCTGAAATAACCAATATCACACCAGCCATAAAAATTTGTATCAAAATATTTTTTCTCTATAGTCTCTTTTACAAACCATATTTTTTCAGACCATAACATATTGAGTTCCCAACAAGACTTGTCATTCAATAAATGATTTTTCTTATGATTTTTAATCCACAAATCTTTATATTTGTAATTATAAAATTCTTCTATAGGTTTAATAATTATTTGTATTTTAGTATTTCCATTAGTATTTATATATTTACAACTATTTTCATCAGTATAAATAACTAAATTAAATTCATTAACAATAGAAATAAAATTGTTCATCCATTGAATGTATATACTGGGATGAAATTTTGATTTAATAATATAAAAACAAGTGGAAAAAGTAATTGACATATATTCCACTTTTAAAAAAAGTGGAGCAAAATACTTCACTTTTTTCTAAATAAATATATATATATATATTTGACTCCACATTTTCTAAAGGTGTAATAATATTAAGATCGTTTTATATAAAAAGCATCTCCCCATCTATAATTTTCACACCATTTTGTTTCAACTCTTTGTAAACCAAACTGCTCTAAATAATTATCAATTTCTGAAACAAGTGCACAATCTTTATACACATAATCCGAATTTACTTCTGTGTATAAATAATCTACTTTTGGTAAATACTCCTCCATACTTTTGAGTGCTTTTAATTCAGCACCTTGAATATCAAAATTCAAAAAATTAAAATCAATATCATAATTAGGAATAATATCTTTCAACAACTTTGTCACTCCTTCAAAACTATTTATATATTTGACATGAGGGTGAAATGTTTCATGTAGTCCGAATTCCAATATAGAAGAAGATTGTCCATTATTAGATATATTAAATCGAACTTTTTCAACAACATCGGATACAATGGCATTTTCAATAAGCACATTTGGGTATTTTTGTTTACAAAATTCAACTTTTTCAGGTAATGCCTCTATCCATAACATCTTATCCATCGGCAAGTAGCGTAAATAATCATTCAGCTCTTCACATTCATGTGCTCCAACGTGCAAAATACCCTTAAACTGAATATTATACTTCTTAACTAATTCATGTAAAGGAATAAGCATTTAAATAATAAGATTACATTATTTTTAAGTTTTTATTATTATTATTATATATTTTCTATATTATATATTAAATTATCTTCACAAATAGAATTGGATAAATTATTAATAACATATTCTCTTGGTTTATAATTTTCTAAATTTGTAATAAATTTATCAAAAGAATTGGGTAAATCATTAATATTATGGAAATATTCTCCACATGTTTGATCCCAATAAGGTATAGATGTTGCTTTAATATCATTATAATTACTACCATATTCTTGACTCATTGATGATACACTCCAAACGAATAATGGAACATTACATGATAAAGCTTCTTCTAATGCAAACCCTTGACTTTCATGACCTCCTATCCATATTCCAAATTTAGATTCTCTCAAATAATCTAAATATTCTTGTTCATTATATTTTTGCATATAACTAAAAATTCTATAATTGTAATTTTTTTCAGTTAAAAACTTTTCTATTAAAGACAAGTCAAGTGGGTTTCTAAACTTGAAGTAAATAAATACTTTTTCTCTTTCTAAAATTGGTTTTATTGGAAAAAATTTTTCAGTATCTACGCCAAATGCAAATGAACGTATTTGAATATCTTTACATATATAATTATTTTTCCACAAATCAACAACCCAATCACTTGGTTGAATATATACAACGTTTTTATTATTTTTAATCATATCCATTTGATTTTTTTCTGGAAAAACACTAAAATGAGGACCAAAAATGAATTTCATATTTGGATATAGAGAGACATCTATAGGATGACATGGGCTATACACAGCATCAAAAGATGAAATATCCATGTTATAAAAATCATACATTGAATTTATAATAGTAAAATCAATTTTTTTACAATTTAAAATAAAATTTAAGTTTTTATTATGAATATGAGATTTAATTAAGAGAACTCGCATTTATTTATATTTATATTTTTTGTTTATATTATTTAAAATATAAACAATAAATTAAATTCGCATTTTTGTTATATTTTATTAGACTAAATGATTATTATACCAATAGGTATAGATTGTGGTTTAGCAAGCTTATTAAAAAAATATAATTTAAGAAATTTTTCATTACCATTTGATTGGATTGTTTCATATAGTGGTATTTCAAAAATAATTACAAATGATTTTAAAAACTTTTTATATGATGTTAATACTGATAAAGTTAATAAAACATATGATTTATGTTTTTATCATAATACATTTCCAGAGGATTATATAAAAATGAATAGAAGAATTAATAGACTATTTAATTTATTAAATAGTTCAGAAGAAGAACTTGTTTTTTTTAGAAAAGGACATGCATTTCATCATCATGAAGAATGTAATAAACATAAAGTCAACTTAGCTAATGATATTGATGATGCAGAAGAATTAAATAAGGTTCTAAAAAACAAATATCCAAAACTAAAGTATAAAATTATTGTAGCATTAGTTTGTGACACATGTTTTGATAAAAATAAAATATATAATTCTGATAATGACAATATATATATTTATAATATAGCTACTCCTACATATGATGATGACAAATTTGAAAAATTATTTAATGATATTATTTTAAAAAAATTCGTATAATTTAAACCATTCTTCTAATCCTAGAGAAATATTTAGTTCAGGATAATCTTTTACTTTAGGCATAAAAAATAAATTTTTGTTATCTAAATATATTTGAAGAACTATGTTTTGATCATCATCTGCAATATTTTTCTCATATAATTCCTCTAATTTTTCAGAATATATTGTTTCATATGTAGAAACTAAATCACTATGAATAATAAAAATAGAACCTGCAAAATATATTACATCAGACGATAACATATTATTTGGTTCAGTCATAGTTTCTTTTTCAGGTAAAATATACATTTTATCTGTAGGTAAATTTGAACTAACATGTTGATAAATAATTTTATTATGAAGTTTGTTCACATTTATATTATTATACAACTTAGAATTTTCAGGTAATATTAAACCAAAGTCTATCCAAGAATAAAATGTATAATCAGTGAATATTTTTTTTGCATGATTAACATAATTTATTTTACTATGATTTACTAAATTATATTCAGCATATAAATGCTCAGGACAATTTTTTCTATTTATAGGAATTTTTTTTTTGTAAATATCAGAGTTAATAATTTTTTGTTCTATAGTTATATATTTATTATAAAATGAATCATAATTATTTATATCATAAAACATCATATTAGGTGTAATTTTATAATTAGTTTCTAAATATAATTTAATGTTTTCATCTACAAAAACTAATATATTATAATTTGTACGAGAAGCATATTCATAAAATGCATCACAATATGATTCATTTGTTCTAGATATAGAATCCCAATTATTTCTACCAATATCTCTATAAGCAGTTACAAAAAGTATATCATTCATTATATTTTATATAGTAGTAAAAAAATTAAACTTAAACTTAAATTAAATAAATTTATATTAGCTTAAATATAAATTTATAAAATTATTATAACATGGCTTTAAATGTTGCATTTCTTTCAAATAAATTAACCCTTCGAGGAACTGAAATAGCAATTTTTGATTACGCTGACTACAATGAAAAAATTTTAGGTAATAAAAGTATAATTATTACTAGAGATTATGAAAAAATAAAACATGAATATGATGTAGATATACAAGCTTATAATAAATTTAATAATAGATTCGATGTTTTTTATTATACAAACCAGGAAGACATTGACAATATAGTATCTCAAAATAATATTTCTCATATATTTATTGAAAAGGCTGGAGATTGGGATGGTCTTATTTCAAATAGATGTAAAAATATAATGCATTGTGTTTTTACAACATGTTATCCACATGGTCAAGTATATACACCCATAGGTCAGACTATTAATAATTTACAAGGCACAAATTTCCCTGTTATGCCTTACATGGTAACATTGCCAGATTCTGATGAAAATTTAAGAACTGAATTAAATATACCTGAAAATGCTATTGTTTTTGGACGTTATGGAGGAAAAGAGTCATTTGATATTCAATATGTTCATAATATAATAAAAAAAATATTAGAAGACAGAAATGATATCTATTTTTTATTTATGAATACAAATGAATTTTATCAACATAAAAATATTATTTATTTACCTGGTAATAGTGATATGATTTATAAACGTAAATTTATTAACACATCTGACGCTTTATTACATGCTAGAGAGAGAGGTGAAACTTTTGGATTAACATGTGGTGAATTTGCTATATGTGAAAAGCCAGTTATTACATATGGTAATTCGAAAGAAAATGAACATCTTTTAATATTGAAAGATAAAGCAGTTATTTATAATTCACCTGAAGAAGTATATGATATTTTGAATACATTTACTAAAGATAAATATGACGTAAAAAATAACGGATATATGTTTTATAATCCAGAAAATGTTATGAATATTTTTAAAAATGTCTGTTTAGTTTAAATATTAATTATTTAAAAAATGGTTAATTTAAAAGATGACTAGATATACTTTAGTTAAAGATATAATAAAATCTATACAAAATGGCATATTTGTAGAAATTGGAACACATTCAGGCGATTTTGCAAATTTTATATTAGAAAATAGTACAAATTCTACATTATATTGTATAGATCCTTATGTCAGTTATGATACTTATGATGATGCTATCAATAGTGTTACAGGTGATAAATTATATAATGAAACATATAATAAACTAACAGAAAAATATAATGAAAGAATAAAATTTATACGTAAATTTTCAGAGGAAGCATTTTGTGATATTCCAAATGAAATTGATTTTTTATATATTGATGGTAATCATAGATATACATATGTATATAAAGATTTAGAATTATATTACCCAAAAGTGAAAAAAAATGGTTATATAATAGGCGATGATGCAGTTGATACAGATGATTATATACGTAATGAAAACGGAGATGTTCTAATTGAATGGGGGGTTAATTGTTATGGTAACTATGGTGTTATTAAAGCATTTAGAGAATTTTGTGAAAAAAATAAATTATTAGGAAATATAATATATAACCAATTTCAAATTATTAAATAGTTATAAATATAAAAAATTTTTATTTTTATATTTATATGGGTATAGATATTACAAATTTTGAAACAATATTATTATCATTAAAGTATATTGAAAATAAAAAAAATCTTTTAACTTTAGGAAGGCAACAATTTCATATAGATATTTTTGATATTACTAATTTGTTAATTAAATATAATTTATCTAAT